GCATCAACTTGCTCCTGCTTACGATATAGTTCGTCTTTTCTTTGCTTACGCATCTGGGCCTCTATCTGTAGGACTTCTTTCCAAGCACTCGGCCCATAGTTCCAAGAGATATGATCTTTAATCTCTGCCCTCATCTGTTCCATTTTTTTCTTATTAGCAAAGATTTCCAGAGCCGTCTCTTCATCGGATCCCTTAAACGTCTTCTTCCAAAACGGAGGATTCTTCTCACGTTCTTCAATGTTTGTGAAATCAGAAAAAGCCTTACCCCAGTTAGACAATTGACCTGTCATATCCTGAAGATCTTTCCCTACGGCAATGGCAGACTTTAATCCTTTAAAAGCCCCAGTTGCCATCATGACACAACTGACGGGGTCCATTATCCCCTCCGCTGCGCCGCCTGACGCTGCACGTCAATGCGTTCACGGTTTACTTCGTTACGATTCTGAGCAATGTCTTCTTGGCTTTCAATACGGGCGGCATCAGTTGCTGCACGTTGCTGCATCTTCTGTAGCTCCATCAGCATGTCACCTTGATCGTCTTCTACTTTACGCTGTAGATCTTTTTCTTTCAGAGCCAACTCCTGCATACGGATCTGAACAAGTGGATCTGCCATTGGATCCTCTCCAGTCGGTAGTAGTCCAGGTAGGACTTCAGCCATGAGTTTCTCCATCTGCATAGAGATTAACTGCTCCATTTGAGCGGGATCTTGCATGTCCTGTTGAACTTTCATGATCTGTTGTTGCGCTGCCATTGGATCAATAGCACCGCCTTGCGCTGCCAATTGAGCTTGATTGATGATCTGTTCAATCTCTGCCATAACCATCTGACGTGCTTTTTGTGACACATGCTCCATGATGTGTGCGTAAAATGTACCCATGACTTGCGGTGATGTCATCACAAGTGGTGCTTTCATAAACGCCATGTGCATACGAATATGTGCGTCATGATCTTGATCAGGAAATGTATTTAATATTTCTCCCATCAATGCACGAGCATTCTCAATAGCAGGATCTAATGGCTGCGGTTTTGGAGGTGGAGGTAGTATCTCATCTATATTCTGTACCTCAAGGGCTTGGTACATCCGGCGATAAGCCGCGTGTAGATTGTGTACCTGTGGATTAGATTGAGCAAGCTGCAACTGCGTCTGTGCTAGTGTAACCCGTTGTGCCATCGAGAATATGTTTGGATCACTAACAGGAATAACGTCAATACGATTATCGAAGTCCTCTGCTTTGATCATACGGTTGCCACCCTCTACATCGTAAGGGTATTCAGGTGGTAAGTTATCTCTAAAGATCCTGGCTAATACACGGAACTCTTGACGTTGCGAGTAATGCAGCCGTTTGTGAATAGCTGACATGACTTTCATGCCGCGCTCTAGCATAGCCACTGTAGTGCCCACAGGAGCCGCTGTGTTGCCGTCTCCAGTCTGTTGGTCTGCTAGTGAAACGAAACGTCTTCCGCCCTCTATGAGTGCTCCTAACAACTGTGCGAGGGTTCCTGATGGTTCCTTGTACGGTAGCGGTATAATCGCATCCCGTATGTTGCCACCCGGTGCATCTATGTCCCGCCACTCACCCGGCTGTAATGGTTCGTCATCATTGCGAACCCTCACGCCTCTGGCCTTGAATCCTGCCGGGAGGTTAGCAAGTGTACCCGCATCGATCAGTTGTCGAAGGATACTCGTTGCCGCACGACCAAGACCACCAATCATGTGGATCAGACCAAAGCCATAAAAGCCTAGACCTGGCATAAACTTATAGTGCACAAAATATTGTGTTTTCTTTGCAAGCCCCGCACCCTCTTCAAAGTTACGACGTATACCTAGAATCTTTCCAGATCCCTCATCAATCGTAACAATGTAAGGAAGTGCTATCCCTGTTGGCTCTCCGTTTGGAGACATATCCTCAAAACCCTCAAGGTCTAGATCGACATGCATCTCTAGAATAGTGAACACTTCGTCTGTGTATGTTTTAGATGTACCTTGTATCTCGTCTATCTTCTGACGAACCTCGTCTTCACCCTCATCATACTTGCTTAGTTCTACATCTCTGTAGACCCCCGCGATTTGCATCTTGCGAACTTCATTCGCGTCCATGCGTAGAACATGCGTAACACGAGAAGCAGTCGCCAGATCCGATGCAGCATAAGGTACAACCAGATCCTGCGCCGGAATGAACTTAGATACCGCCCTTTGTTTTGCTTGATCAAAATATACTTTCTTAAATGTAGAACCAGACAACGGTAAATAGAATAATAACTGATCCATGTCTGGATCGAACTCTTCCATGACCTCCATGATCTGATAGTTCATAAAGTTCTTAACACGAGAAGCTTGTTCTTCTCTAGCTGCATCCTGTAAACCCAAGACTTGAGTCTTTACTGGACCACCAGATGGTAACAGTTCTTTATATGCTTGCGCTTGAAACTGAGTAACACTCTCCGCAATCAGGGGATGAGTGACTCCAGAAGCTCCTTCAAATGGCTGAGAGCGTTCCTCATGCTTGACACCAAGCTGATCAAGACCCTTAGTATAAGTCTCTTCCCACTCTGAACGAGACTCCATATCCTCTTCATAAGATCCCCTAAGATCCGTAGAAAGTTCTCCAAGATACCCATCATCTAATAACTCCGCTATGTTTGCGTCATGTGGAACCTGTTGCTCTTGCTCGGCTCCCATGAGAGCCTGTGTCAGAGCTTGAATAACTGCACCACCTTGCCCATCAGAAATAACTTCCGCACCACCTTCAAAAGTTTCTGGTTGTGCAACTGATACATCAACTGACGCTTCAGTGGGTATCATGTCTTCGGGCCTGATTCCTGAATCTACTAAAGGTGGTAATGCCATCAATAATACTCCCGCTTCTTGCGATATTCTTCTTGTTCTTCATTCTCACCATGTAGAGAGATAAACCCTCCTTGGCGAAAACGCATTAATGCTAAAGTCATACTATCACAAAAGTCATCATGATCGCCATTAGGAAATGAAACAACTTCTTCTATGACTTCATCTGCAAATTTCTTGTCCGTTGGTGCCCATACTACACCCGCTTCAAACAATGGCGCAACCATGTGCATTCGCGTTACCTTATCACGTCCTTTGCCTGGAGCAAAGCCTAATGCGGGAATACCACGTAAACGCAACTCGTCAATCAACGGTGTACCAGTAGCTTTTGCCTCTACAAGCACCATATCTGGCTCCCAATACTCGTACTCTTGGTAGGCTTTCTCCTTTAATTCAGGAAAATTCCACCTACCCCGCTGCGCATCCATCAATACTATGTTGTCAGGGCCACCCTCTTCTGGTTCAAACACCCCCCAAGTAGTAATCGCGCTGTAATCAGCCGTTTCTTTCTTGGAAAACGCGGTATCATAGGACTGAAGTATGTATTTTACAGGGGGAATCTCTTCTTTTTCCCACGGTTGCCACCATTCCCGCTTAACTATGGCAGATTCGGACGTAGTTGGCGTTTGCTGCCACTGCGCATTCCATTTTCCCACAGGAAGTGATGCTTTTATTCCCAGTAAAGCGTCTTTTTCCCAGAACTCAGGCCATAATGGGTCATCTGATGGTAGAATTGCAGGAAATTCCACCACTTCCCACTGATCTGCCATGACATCACTGCCCTGTGCCGCTATCAAACGGCCTGTCAAGTCCTTTTTACCCCATCGAGTCATAACAATTATGATCGAACCACCCGGTTGAAGCCTCTGACGAGGTCCAGAAGTGTACCATTCATACGCATTGTCGAATGCGCTCTCGCTTAGAGCGTCCTGTTCCGAGTGAGGGTCGTCAATGACAAACAAGTCCGCACCACGACCAGTAACCGCAGCCCCAACACCCGCCGCAAAATACTCACCACCCTTGTCGGTTTGCCATTTACCCGCTCCTTTGTTGTCTTCCTTCAAGTTAGTATCAGGAAAGATGTCTTTATATTGTGGATCGTCTATAAGATCACGAACCTTGCGTCCAAAACGCACCGCAAGTTCCGTATTGTGTGTGGCTTGGATGATCTTGAGCTTTGGATTACGCCCCAGAAACCAAGCAGGCATTAAGAAACTAGCAAACTCAGACTTAGAATGACGAGGTGGCATGTTAATGATCAAACGTTTTAACTTACCCTGCGCCACTTGCTCAAGCTTTTCCGCAATAACTCGATGGTGCCTGCCCTCAATAAAGTTCTCATACACATGATGAGCAAAGGGCATGAAATAATCTTGCGCTTTTTCACGCAGATCTAATGTTTTCTTAGCCTCCGTAAGGGCTAGTATCTCTTTCAGAGCTTCTTCTGGTAAGGCGTGTAAGTTCATGCGCTACGTGTGATTGGATCTACCCGTTCAGTGTCAGTAATTGTTATCCTGCGTTGACCTGGACCGCTTTGCCCTCTCGTTGCCAAACCTGTATACGCACGAGTTCCTGCACCCGCACGTTGTCTAACCGCCGTAACACTCTTCTGACAAATCGGACCCTCAGATGTCTGCACCATCGTATAACCCTCTGGGCACTCAACGATCTCTTCACCTTCCTCATTGGTTGTAACTACAGGAGACACAACCATCGGATCATCTACATCAACCACAACATCAGTGTCGGTGTCTACTACTTCGTCCTCAACATCTACTTCGACTTCTTCATCGTCATCGTCATCTGGACCTACCTCAACTACAACACTCGGTTCTGTCTCTGTCTCTGTCTCTGTCTCTGTCTCTGTCTCTGTCTCTGTCTCTGTCTCTGTCTCTGTTGCTTGGTTGGTGTTATTATTCGTGTTTGTATTAGTTCCCGTGCTTCTTGTTGAGACAAATACAGGAGTTGCTGTTGCTTCCGTATCAACTCCTGTGTCGGTGCGTTCACTGGTAAATGGAACCGCTGCCACCGCATCAGCATCATCTAATACAACTTCCGTTGCCGCATCTTGATTTGGATTAAACTGAGATTTAACCGCAACTTCATAAGCTTCCGCTGCTTCATCACCTATATTCTCTTGTATTGCTTTTTTCTTAGCTTCTAGATCATTACTAAACACACCTTTAGATTTTGTTCCGTCTTTTAATCCTTCGTCTATATAATCTTGATTAGGATTATTATCCTGTGCTTGATTGTCGTTCATTGTAGAGGCATTGTCGGCATTCATCTTATTGTCAATAACCTGACCAGTGTTTGATTTTATTTGATCAGAAGACGTTACGCCCTCATAGTTTGACTCCCATTGTCTCATTGCCTCATCTCGTGCTTGTAGAATTTCAGCCTCTGTAGGACTTGAAGACAATGTTACAGAAACACTATTGTAATTGTCCCGTGCTCCTGTAGCTCCTCCAGACATTCTGGAACTAACTTGTAACGTCACAGTACCATTTTTATTCTCAATAAGTCTGCTAACAGGTTCTCCTAGTTGGGCGTTTTCAATACCACCAATCTTTTCACCTTGCATGTTAATAAAAGAACCACCATTCGATCTTCGAGGATCCAACACATTCAGGGAATCTGTTCTATTAAGAGTAAATCCGTCCGAATCTGCAACCGTCAATCCACCAATTGTATTCCCAATAGTTACATTCGTCGGTGCTAGGTTTTCCGTGTTCGCAGTATTGTTGCGCCCGATAACCGTGTAATCATTGTTTATTTCTTCCTGAACAAGACGATCAATTATCGGAGCAGTCGCTGCCTCTTGTAATTTATTTAATTCGTAAATATCAGCATTTGGATTGTCTATTAACACTTTATACGAAGCATCTTGTACCTCTTCAGAATTTTGTGCGGAAAATAAGGCATTCCCATACACTTCGTCGTAAGTTTGTGGAGGCGCAGTACCACGGAAACTATACATCATGTCTTCTTTGGCAGGGCCAACCGTAGCTGCGGCAATACCAGAAGTATCCTCTGGTTGTGGAACAATGGTTAAATTACCAGGGGTAGCGGCAAGATTTTGAATGGTTTGATCTGGTTGTGAAATAGAAGCCAACCCTTGAACACTATCTTCTGGTTGTGGAACAATAGTCAAGTTACCCGGAGTATCCTGTATATTCTGTATTGCTTGTTCAGTGATTGCTTGTTCGGTCATCCCAATCATTCCACCTAACTCCTCTATTGAAACATTAGTGGCATCTGATATTTTTTGTAATTCAGCCCTTGGTATGCCACCAGAACCAACAGTATTTCCATACTGAGTTACTAAGTCTTCAACCAAATTCTGAGCAGCTATCGTATCGAGTGATGTAGAAGTTGCATCATACGAACTTGGAACTGTAGACGAAGCTAACTGACCCGATGTTGAGAATTTACTAGGATCTAACCCCGCTGTCGGTGATTGAGTAGTATCTGACCCCGTTGCAAGCCCCGCAAGACTGACTGGTGCGGCTGAAACTGCGCCAACAAGAGCTTCACTTGCTAGTTCCGTAGGCGTAGCAAATCTCTCTAGATCTGCTTGCTGCTGTAGTGCGATATTTGTAAGACCTGTTTCTAATGGTCCTTCTTCTACACCCTCAAGAACGGGCGCGGTTGCTACCCCTGGAGCGCCTTTCTTTAATAGACTAGGTGTTACCGCTGAGATTGCTCCAGAAAGTAAAGTTAGTGGAACTAAACCCTTTGAAACATCATTCCGCATCTGATTAATAATCCGGCTATCTTTTTCAGATTGAGGTAAACTTTGAAAAGTTGGATCAGATTCTACCGCCGTCGCATAGGCTTGATACGCAGGAGTGGTTGCTAGTTCTCCACTTGCTAATGCTGCATCGAGTTCTGCGTTACCCGCTCGTTGTCCCTCACCCGAAGCTAATGTGCCGCCTAAAACACCCCCTGCTGCGGGGTTTATAAAACTTAGAGCCACAGTGCTTAATGCTGTAGGAGCAGTAAGAACTGCCTGATACGCCGCCGCTTCAGGATCAATGCTAGTCTGACCATACGCATACGCATTTGGATCTGCTCCTAATGCTGACGCAAACGCGGGGTCAATCTGACCCTCATCATAACCAAACTTTTTAGGAATAGTCACCGCCGGACGACTAAGTGCATCTTGCACATCTTGTGGCATCGCATCAATGCTCTCACCAAGTTCTTTAAATTGCTTGTCTGAATAATTAGTTAGAGCAGTTTCAATCCCAGTTGGGGCGCTAGGAAGTCGTATACTTGCAGGCCCAACCTCTTCTGGTACCCCAGTCTCAAATAACTGTTGCTCTTGAGAAATACTGTCCAGACCACTTAAATCTCCTAAACCCGCTTTGCGGTACTTGAACATCGGATCCGTCACAAACTGTTGACCAAACCCTGGAAGGTTCAAATCACGTCCTGTTTCCAAACCTGCACTAATAACTTGCTCTGCACCAAGAGACGCTAACCCAGGTAATAGGTCTTCGGTCCCTGCTTTAAATACCAAACCTGCTTTTTCACCTGGACTGTCTATCTCTCCCGCACCAACCAAGTTATCCAAGACAGGTGTATCATCTATAAACTGTGAAAGGCTGAAGTCTGGTGTCAGATCCACAGACTCTTGTGCCGTGCCCTCTAACTCCGCCATCTGCTCCGATGTCGGTAAAATAGTCCTCGGATCATACGGATCCTTTCCGCCAGGACTCGCACTCGTAGCATACGCCGCTTGATCCGTGCCCGGTATCGCAAAGTCAGGGCTGCTAAGTTCCGTGGTTCCCGTTCCTAGACTCGTAATTCCATCGCCACCAATGTTAGGGTTGTTGTCCTGTGCCGCCGCAGCTACTTCCGTCGCTCCAAGGCCTGATGGCGTAAAGGTGCCAGGACCACCAGTCGGGACATACGTAAACTCCTGATTAGGATTCTGATCCTGACCACCGCCAGAAACAGAAGAACCGATTCCCGTCCCAGTCGGTGACACAATCTGATCCCCCCTCGGATCAAACCTGTCAGGGTCAAAAGCATCGTCACTCGTTAAATCACTTGTGCCAAAACTATCCGTCGCAAGTTCCGTAAGCGCAGTAGGTTGAAAAGTAGAGTCACCGCCACCCTCCGCATTCGGGTTGTTATCCTGACCAGTAACCGCACCAGGCAAAGATCCAACCTGAAAGGTGCCCGGACCTCCTGTAGGTGTGTAAGTAAAAGGAGGAGAACTAGCCGCACTTTGAAATGCCGTGCCGTCGTAATACTGTAGAGCACTGCTCAAAGGCCCGTCTATATTAGGATTGTTGAAGTTATAATCTATAGCCTCGTTATTCAACGCTATGGTCTGCTCTGGAGTCAAACCAGTGATAGGATCAACCGTAACCTCTGGTATCACCAACTCTTCAGGTGTCGCAACAGCAGGCTCGGGCCTCGGTTTAGGTTTAATCGCAGGAACCGATGTCGTTGTCTGACTGTCTCTAAGTGCAGTGTTAGCAGCACCCGTCGCAGTCGCATCATACACCACAGCAGTCGTGTAATCAGTCGCACCAACCTGATCCGCATAGCTATTACTAGATCCAGTTGTGCCGTCCGTTAATAAATTAAGTAGATTCCCGTCCGTTGCAGACGCAGCCGATCCCGCAAACGCCGTTCCCTCGTTCAATGAAATATTCGCAATGACCTCTTTTACATTGTTATTGGATGTACCACCAGAAATAACATCAGTGCCTAAACCCGCATTCTTATTTGCACCAGTATATACCCGAGTCAAAGCATTCGTATTAGGATTCTGCTGCCACTCAAAACCATCCCCCGCATACTGACCCGACTGAGATACAGACCCCAAGCTCGTGTTGCCGTTCGATAACGTGTTCCCCGCACCTACGCCATTACTACTCGAAGATGACGAACTGCTGCTACTACTCGAACTCGAACTCGAACTACTGCCAGAGGAACTCGAACCTCCGCCGCTAATAGTCTCACTCCAAGTCTTACCAGTTAATGCTTTCCAAAACCCCATCGTATGCTCCTGATCCGTGGTTCTTGGACCACTGTACAATAAACCCAAATGAAAATACACCCGTAATTTTTTCTGGGGGCTAGGGAACCTAGTTGTTGAGTAGTTGTTGCCCCAATGGAATTATCCCCGAATGAATTTACAATACCAATATTATAGACAGTATTGTGTGCTATGCACCCTCTATATATGGGGGTGCCCCTTGCTGCGTTGCAGCAATCGTGCCGCAGCGCGGCACAGTAACCCCGAACCTGCTGCATTGCAGCAATCCCTGGGATACACTGGTCGCGGTTCTCGGTTCGATTGATCCCAAAAATAATTTGAAATTAATTAAAATAAATCTTGTAGAGCACTTGACTTCTACTTGTAGATGTTTATCTTGTTACTTGTAACAAGACGTTACAGTTTAACTAGAAAGGAAATACAATGAATAGAATAGAAACACTAGGAAAAATCACAGCCAACAAAGCTGAGATTGATAGACTACAAGCAGAGAACATAGAACTTAGAAAGCAAGCTGTGTTCAATGGTTGGGCAATGTGGACGTTCTCAAAGAACAGCGACCTTGCTAGAGAATTAGGTATCCTAGGACATGAGAAAGCTCCAAGTAAAGACTGGTGGTTAGCTCATAGAAAGCATTCATTCGATAGATTATGTACTGTTGCAGCTGATCCTAACCACGTTGATCATGATGCATTCTGGAGTAAACCACGTAAAACATTCAAAGCAACTTAACCAACTGGGGGCGAAAGCCCCCAACCATTACGAAAGGAAATACAATGCGAAGACAAACATATGTAAAAGACAACGTGGAGTATGCGATAGTAAATGTCCACGCCATGGACGCGGTAACGCCATACTGGGTATACTACAACAGCAGACTTATCTCGAAGTTTACTGATAAAGAAACCGCTCAAACTTATATCAAAGTTTTAATGAGAAATTAAATAAACACTTGTAGCCCGACAACAATCGGGCTACAATCAAACTGTTCAATTAGAAAGGAAAGAACAATGGCAAGTAGACAAATAAGGGAAATAGCTGCCGACATACAATCTAACTGGAAAAATGCACCAAAGGACGCCAGACATTGCATTGAGATAATGTTACATGTCGATCACATCGATGATGATTATCGAGATGATTTTGAGACTGGTCTAAACATGAAAGACCCAGATCTCATTAAGCTTCCTAATTATTTTGGATATAACGATGCAAGATCTGTTGTTAGTAGTGTTTTAGGATGGATAGAACACAATTGGCGCGGAGAAAAAGCTAGAGAGATCAAAGCTGAACTAAAGGCTATGGTCTAATGTTCCACGCTATCCAGACACTAATCAACTGGATCCAAGGCAGACCATCGTCTGCCCTCGAGGATCTACTAGGCGGGATTGCTTTATTCGTAATCCTATTCGCTGTAATCTTTTTACTATACGGAGCTGCGGTACTATGAAAACTATATATGCATTAGAGGGTATTGTTTCTTATGAATGTTATGGTGGTTGGGGCTTCGAGGTTCTTGAACTATACCAAACTAAGGAAGCAGCTGAAAACAGTACTGAGTATAAAGACAGTGAACCACCCGAAATAGAAGATACGGATCCCAGTAAAAGGTACCATCCGAAAAGCAACATAACATATAGAATAAGAGAATGGACGGTTCAAAGTTAATGTAACACTAATCCCTGGCCCAGGGTTACAGGGCATTCCTTTCGGAAAGCTCTGGGGTCGCAAGGCCGCAGGGCTTTTTTTTAATACACAAACACAAGGCCGCAGGGCCGCAGGGCCGCAGGAATAAAAATATATTTTACTTGTTGTTTACTTGTGGCCGGTGTATAATCGGACTGTTAACTAGTAAGGAATTAAACATGAAATCAGCTATCATATACAACGGGCCTAGCTTATTGGATGATAAACCAATTGTAGTTATTGCCACCTATTCGAACCGTAACACGAAGACTGGCAAGGTAGTCCAGACTTATATATTGCGCGAAGATATAAACCCACTTGAAGCGTCGAAGACTGGCGAAGATTATTCTATTTGTGGCGATTGTCCAATGCGTGGCGAAGTTACAACGGATCCAGAACGCAAGCAAGCAAAGGGTCGCAAGTGTTACGTTAACTTAGGGCAAGGCGTTTTAATTGTTTGGAAAGCATACAAGCGCGGAGTGTATCAAGTAGGCGACGCGGCAACAATGGGTCGTGGTCGTTTCGTTCGCATTGGAACTTATGGCGATCCTGCCGCCGTTCCGTCGGACGTTTGGGATAAACTTTTATCCGAGTGCGAGACGTGGACGGCATACACGCACCAAAAACCTTGGAGGCCAGATATTGCAATGCAATCCGCCGATAGTCACACCGAAGCAGTTATGCATTGGAAAGCAGGTCGTCGCACGTTCCGAGTTGTCGCGGATCTAGGCCAGATCGACAAGGCAAACGAAGCCCTATGTCCTGCATCCAAGGAAGCAGGGCGACGGGTGCAATGCACCGCCTGCAAACTTTGCAAGGGATCGAGCCTTGCGAAATCAATTGCCATAGTGGAGCATTAAATCCTGGGGGAGCTGCGGCTCCCCTTTACACTTGCCCCAAGGCACAAGCACATATACACTAGGCCGCAGAGCCGCAGAGCCGCAGGGCCGCAGAGATCCGGCGCTCTAACCTGGGTCGCAGGGCGCAGAACAAAGACGCAGGGTTCGTGAACCGCGAACCTTGAGCCGCAGAGATCCCACCCTGTATCAAATCAGCCCCCTGATCACCGTCAAATAAAATTAGATCGCGTTCCTTGAGGCTCTTTACTAAGAAGAAATTTGCCCCACCTCGTGTCCAATATGCGGTATTCCAAGCGACTTGATGAGCAGAGATGTTTACTGCATTGAACTTTGTTACCTTCAACTCACACCAGAACGGCAACCCATCCCAGATGAAATGCACATCAGGAACACCGCCCCCATGCACGTTTTCAATCCGCGTTGCGAAGCACTTCTTCGGTAGGTTCTGTCTTAGTGTGCTCCAGAAGTTCGCTTCCTGACCCTTGCTCATCTGGTGTAATATCCTTGTAGTCTGCATCAATCTGAAATGCTTGCGGATATTGTTTTTGTAGTGCCGCAAGTCTTGCTGTAATCTCATCCCTTGATAGTTGATCAATGGTATTGATTGTCTCTCGTCTGTCGATAGTCAGACCACCCAAAGCAGAACGGATCTTCTCCGCATTTATAGCAGCAGAGAATTGCCCTGCCTCTTCAGCACCAAGAGATAAAGTATACAATCTTTCAAGTTGACCGATGGTTGTCACACCATACCGTCTCTCTCGTTCTTGCCTCAACTCTTGGACATACTCTACAACGTGGGGATAATCTCTACCGTTTAAAAGTTTCGATGCAAAAACATTTGCTGCATCTACAGAGTACCCTGCAAGTCTAGCACATTCTGCATTAGAGTAGACACCTTCAACTATTTTTCGAGCGAATGTCATCTGCCTGTTGGTAAGCTGACGGTCATGTTCAGCCTCCACTTTTTTCTTTATAGACCCCATTTCTACATCCTGTGTTTTCAACAACCATACTGCAACTAATCAAGGGCATCAAATACATTTCTTAAAATAAAGTGTAATCATTTAGCCCTTTTTGTAATCTACCGTAATCATACCGAGCTATATAAATAAGGTCTTGATTACGCCGTTTACAAAGATTACGCCATTTCAGATTTGAAAAAAAAAAAAAAATAAAATCTCTGGCAAAGCGTATATACTGTAATCAACGTAATCATAATTATTTTCTTGACAGTATATTTTCTCTCAGATAACCTACAAGTATTCAACAACTACGAAAGGAATTAACAATGAACTTAGAAATGAAATCAATCAAGCACTTCGCATCTGGCAGTGAAGAAACATATTGCTACACCGCAGTCGTATATCTGGATGGCAAACCATTTGCTGATGTCAGCAACGATGGTCATGGTGGATGTGACCGTGTGCACCCTCACGACAAGACAACTTATACAAAGGTCAAAGGTGCATGGCGCAAGAAGTATGATGAGATAGAAGAGTACTTTGCATCACTACCTAAAGTTGATGTTGGCAAGTACCAATGGTCACCTGAAGGTTTTGATCAGAAGTTTGAGTATTGGTGTGCGGATCAAGTGTCTAATTTCTTGACTAAGAAAGACATGAAGAGACGTTTGAACAGATGTGTCGTTGCTCAGATCAAAGAAGATGGGGAACTGAAGGTTGTTGAGTGGAACAAACCGAAGGGTAAACCTGATTGGCTTTTGAAAGAACATATCAAGAAAGAGTACACAGACATTACCATCTTGAATGATCTATCCGAAGCGGATGCATTAGATATTTGGAGGACAGTGTAATGCCTAACTGGTGTGAGCAAGAGGTTTATATTCACGGTGAGACGAGCATGGTTACTCATCTTTACTGGGAACTAAAAGAGCGCAAGCGTTTCTGTGATGTGGTCTGTCCGATACCTTTAGAGGTTATCGGGCAACCGCACGATGGCAAGAGCACATCTCCACAATGGGATTGGAGGTGCAACAAATGGAATACGAAATGGGATGTTAAAGATATTCTGATTAAAGAAGAGCTTGTGCATGGTGACGATCACTATCCTATCCCGACATCATATTTCAGATTTGTGTGCAAGACGGCATGGGATGCACCTATTTTTGTGTGGGAGAAACTGCATCGGTTGGGCATTGAAGTCCAAGCAGAGTACGAGGTCGAAGGTACGGATGTCGTTGGTGAGTTCACGTTGGGTGAGCATCATTGTCGGACATTGTCGGATGAAGAGATCAAGGAACGGGAAGCAAGATGGGAGGAAGAGAATGCATAAGGTTGATCCGATAGAGATTATGTTGAGCGATATCTTTGACAAGGTATTTTATAGCAAGGATCAAGAACCGAGCCGCAAGGTTTGCGAAGACTGCGACGGTGATGGATGGTATGAGGCTGAGTATCCTAGACCACAAGGCTTCAACCGAGACGTAGGGTATTTGGACACTCAACGTGTGGAGTGTGAGTGGTGCGGTGGCACTGGAGAACTGGAGGTCGAAGATGACTAAGCGGATACACGAACTACCAGTGGGGCACATGTATCTTGTGCTCCCGAATGGAGCGGCTGCTCAACTCAACTACATGGACGTGAACACGTTGCAAGTTGCGTTGGATCATCTGCAAGAGCATTTGAACGACCTCGAAGTATCACGCGATCCGAAAGAGAAAGAGATGCGCAAGATGGAATTGAACAGCGTGGACTTTCTCATAGAACTGGTGGGAGGCGTGAAGGAATGAGCGCATACTATAACGAGATAGATCCCTATGCTGCGGCATGGTTACGAAACTTAATTAGAGATGGTCACATTGCCGATGGTGTGGTCGATGAAAGGAGTATATCGGATGTCAAACCAGAAGAGCTTTATGAATTTACTCAATGTCACTTCTTCGCAGGGATCGGGGTCTGGAGCCACGCGCTCCGATCCGCAGGATGGGAAGACGACAGACCAGTCTGGACAGGATCGTGTCCGTGCCAACCTTTCAGCGGTGCAGGCACGAGAAAAGGGATGGCTGACGAGCGGCACTTATGGCCTCACTGGTTTCACCTCATCGAAGAGTGCCGACCTCCAACAGTCTTTGGAGAGCAGGTTGCAAGCAAAGACGGCCTCGGTTGGATCGACCTTGTACAAGCTGACATGGAAGGATCGGACTACGCCATCGGGGCTTTCGATCTCTGCTCTGCGGGCTTCGGTGCGCCGCACATCAGGCAACGTCTCTGGTTCGTGGCCGACACCGACAACCCGAGATCACAAGGGTGGATATCAGGGGGGTCGGATACGCAACGGCAAGATCAGCACGGACACGTTGGACGTGGCGGCACAACTGACAGGTTGGCCTACGCCGAGAGCGAACAAGGTGCATCCCGAGATCACGGAACAGAACCGAGACAAGTTAGCGAACCGCAACAAATCCAATCTGGAGGAAGTGGTAGCGGTACTGTGGGGATGGGCGACACCGACCACAGCGGATCACAAGGGAGCGGCGAAACCAGAGTCGGTCAAGGAGTGGAACAGTCGGGGTCACAATCTGGCGGAGCAATCTCAGATGTCGGGGTGGAC